AGGTAGGCAGTACTTTTAAGGACTTTAGGAATAGAGTCCTTAAAAGTAATTTGTACCAGAACGGACTGGACAATTGAGTCTACAGCGTTTTGGTAAAGGAGAATAAAATGAGCACAGCAGCAAAAGTGTTTCCGGAAGGAACATCTGTTCTTACCGCACTGGAAATCATTGCCAGTGATGCTGATGACATCGTAAAAGGTGCCATAGTTGGCATGTCCTCAATGATGGTACTGGGACCGAAATGTGGTCTCAATGTTGCCACAGTAATTGGTGTAATCGTTTCTGGCACTGTTATGGATGGTTACATGATCAGTGTCACTCCGTCTGTTGAAATGGCAGAACAACCTTATGATAAGGTTTGTGAATCTGCCATTATCCAACGTTTCATTGGTGTGAATGAGACAGGTCGAGCTGTCAATTTTGTACCGGCTGGAAAATCAGCAGAAGGAATGTATGCCGGTATTTCAGGTCTGCTGAATTAAAGCAGATAAAAAGAAACCACCCCCTCCAAAAGGGGGAGTTTCTTTTTTTTTTTATTGAAATTGTTCAGATACTAACTTGTCATCATACAACATAATACCTAATGTCTCAAGAATAATACGATGTTGAATTGTAACATCTAATTGAATACGTTTAATATCAATAATACTTTTTATTTCTTCTGGTATACCATTACCTAAAACATAAGTATCATTAAGATAAATAGTAGGTAAATTAGTTTTATTATTTTTTTCTATCCAATTAACTAATCTATTTTTTAAATCTATGTCTTCTATAGAATCTATCCAATCTTTTAAATTATTTCTAGTTCTAATAACGGTAGGTATCTTAATAACGTCATAAGGAGGATCTTGTATATTACCATATTTAGGCGCAAATACTTCTTGCCAAAAAACATGTCTACTATATGGTGATTTAGTTTCATCTAAAGAATAAGCTTCTTTATTTTTAATTTTAGATTTTTTAAGAAAAACAGGAGAGCCAGTTAATATACTTTCATGAATATTACTTTCTAATATTTTAATCTTATCAACAATATAATTAAATTTAATCTTTTCATTATTAGCTACTGACGATAATATATATTTCATTATCTCTTTAGCATCTTGAATAACAAATTTAGGCACAGCACTATTTTTTAAATGTACCCCTTTAATTTCAATATCAGGTTCACTAAATACATTACCTTCTTGAATAACAGTATAAGCAAAATAATGTTTAGAAACTTCACATGGGTCATGTACTAACCATAGAAATTCATTTTTCATCGCAAGAGTATTTAATAACTCTGTATCAATATTCATATTCTTACTTAAAATAGCTAACTGATTTATAATAGCTTGTGATGCAATAAAAGCAATACTACCAGCTAATGCAATAGTTACATCGTCTATAAAAAATTCACCTTTATACCATTTAGCCCATTCATCTAAAGTAAAACATGTAGAGTCAGTGTCACTAAGAACAACTGTTCTTCTTCTCATATTTTTTAATCTAAATGAATTTCCTGGTAATATTTCCGTCATAAAAAAACAATTAAAAAAATCTTTATATTTATTTAAAATAGTTTCAATGTGTAGACAAGTATGATAAATACTACTAGCAATACCAGCAGCATTCATTTTTTCATAATCTTTACCATAACCTTTTACTTTACTATAAAATATATGATGTACAAAATTAAGTATATTTTCATTAATTTTATATATATTACTTACTATATTTTCATCTGAAGAGTTACTTTCTATAGGTTGTATAAGTTCAGTTAAAATAGTTCTTATTAAACTATCATTAAATTTTCTTAAATGATATAAATCTCCAATATAACATATAGTTGCTAAATAATAAGA